TGGATTTCCGCCGCAGTTCGCCCCACGCCAACAGTGGTATCCGCTGGCACGCTCACGATCGAAATTTCGTAAGGCTCCCATCGGGTGATCCGGATGATCGGTTCTTCGTCCTTGACCCCGTCTGGCTTAGCTTCGATCACTCGATACCCAACACTTACCAGTTGGCGGATTTCGTCGACAACGTCGCGGAAAATTTCTTCCGCACGGTCACTTTTGCCAAAGCGCACCACCGCGCGACCTTTGCGATCGCGGTCGATGGATACGGATTCGATCACCCCGACCTGGTCGTCCCAGTCATGGTTGACGAGCAGGGCGCCACCGTTGCGCAGCCGGCTCAGATCTACCGACCCGGGGGAGTGATCGAGGATTTCAACACCGAACCAACGCTGGACCTCTGCCTCGGAACTGAATGCGAGCTCGACCGTACGGGCGAGCTCATCGTGCGAGACGACGCGCATGTCGCGCTGCAGGTTGCCGCGGCTGTTGATCTCGGCCACGTTGACCGTGGTAGCGCTAGCGTCCCTGTTAAATTTTTTTCCTTCGAGGCTGCGGGCCAGCTGGTCCGGAGTCGCAGGGGCAGGCGCTGGGCTATTGTTGGGTTTTGCTTCCATTGTTTTCTCCGGGAGGCTGTGTGGCAGCCGGTTGATCTTTGATTGGGGAACGGCCGGTGGCCATCGACAGCAGCACCATGTCGGTAGCCTTGTCCTCGGGGATGCCTTCAGCCACAAGCGCTTCGATCATGGCGCGGATATCGGCAGCCGACTCCCTCCAAACGGATTCGGGATCTCGTCCGGACTCGCGGATTATCTGGCCGGGGCTGGCCAACATATTGTTTTTGGACGTCACGGCGCCGTCGACGTCTGCGCGCGGATCGATCCATTGCCAGCGTCGGCCCTGCCAGGCAACCGCTTTGTACGCCGTCAGGCGAGTTGCGGGCAACGCCTTGCCGTTAGGTGTCTGAATCCGTCCGGCAAGCAGGGCGCGCGGCAACCAACGGTCATAGACGGCCTGCAGCAAAGTTTCAGTCAGCCATTGCTGCAGCTCTTTCCAGTGGTCGCGCTCGTCCAGCGTGCCCTGGCGGATGCTGGAAAAGTTGACGCCTTCCAGGTCGCCGGCGAGGTTGTTGTACAGCACACCCATGCCGGCCGCCGCGCCGCGGAGCATGGCTTTGTTGAAGATGGCAAATTCACCGGTCGGGTAATTTGGAGACCATTCCGCGATTTCCGCGCCTTCTGGGAGCTCATGGAATGACAGTGGTTCGGCATCGATGGTGACCGCTTCGTCGTCCTCACACTCGGGCCCAAATCCATCGCGGTACTGGATAAATCCCATCTTGCTGGCTGATGCGCGGGCGTTCTGCACCGCTGCGTTCTCAAAACCTGCCAGGTGGTGAAGCCGGAACAGGCTCACCGCCGCCCAGGGTAGCCCCCGGCGCTGGCCGACAAGCTCTTCAAGAAATCCGTGGATGATGTCGTCGGCAGGCACTTTGATGTACCCACGCCCGGAGATTGTGTAATACGTCGCGTCGGACTCATCGGTAGACCCGAAGTGATAAAAAACAGGTCGGCCGTACTTGTTGAACTCAATACCGTGTCTAATGAACGACCCGTTGGGCAAGCGTTGCACATCGTAATCAACGGGCAGGCGCTGAGGGTCGATAAGCTGTAATGCGAATTGCCACGGGCCTGCATCGTCCCCGGTCACAATCCGGACCATAAACTCGCCGTCGCGCACAGTAGTGTTCATTACAAGTCGCTGGATCTTCCACAGCGAATACTTGCCCGTGACGTCGCAATTTCCGGCGCGCGACCATTCCGTCCAGGCTGTTTCGATGGCGTCATTGGCCTCCGCGTCGAGTTTTCCGCCGCGAGTTTTCTTGGCTTGGCTTTGCAACAGAATGCCTTGGTAGCCCACTACGTTCTGGCGAACGAGCCGCACGAAGTTTTTTATGTAGTCGTTATTGGCCCACTGGTTGCGCGATCGGGCCACCAAGACACGCTGCTGGCGACTTATGAAATCGTCCGGTGTGAGCGGCACGGTTGGCCAGCGATCGTTACGCGAGGCCTGGGCCGCTTTGAACATGCGGGTGGCATGACGGCGCAGGCCCAGTAAAGAGCGCCCCTTCCCTTGTTCTGCGTGTGGCGCCGCGATGGGCTGGCTGCTTCCGAAACCAAATATTCTCATTGGGTGAACCTCACCGCAATCTGTCGACCCCAGCGGCCGTTATTGCAGCCGCGTTCACGTTTAACTTGCACAGCGTAGTAGCTGCGCAGCTTGAGCAGGTCGGAAATTGGCGTACGGTACAGCTCGCGGTTATTAATCCGGTACCGTTCCTGGTCGATGGTGGCGCGACGGCCCAGCACTGCGTCGATCGCGTCCAAGGCAATTTGTGCCTGGGTGCGGCCATCGTACGTACCAGTGACGGTCGACAAATCCGGCAGTATCTCCACGACACCCGTTTCGATCTGCACCGTGTCGGCGCCGTCGGTCACGCGGATAACGTACCAGTAGCGGCCGGGTTTGTAGTCCTTGGTGGCGCTGGCGTTGGCGGTAAAGTGGTGCGCGCCGTCCTGGTCAGCACCGACCAGGTTTATCACCGCAGGGCCGCGTAGATACGCGGTTGCCTGCCAAGCGGGCGCCGGGTAGTCGGGCACGGCAAGCGTGGCCTGAAAGCTCAGGCCAGCCGTGATACTGGCCGGTAGCGTTTGATCGGGTGCGCAGCAGGTCATTGGTTACCATTTCGTAGCCCAGCTCCCCGTTGACGATCGCCGGGTGCGCCGTGGCTTTTTGATGGCCTGATTCTCGGTTTGCGGCGCGGGTTTTTCCTCTTGGTGGATTTCCGCCGGTGGCGGGGTGGCGTCAATGGCCGCAGTTTCTGCGGCGTTCAGCCGTTCGTGCAGCCGTTTCAGGTTCGGCCCGATTACCTTCAAGGCGGCGTAAGCGTAGTTGCGGCAGTCAAGGGCTTCGTTGCGGGCCTTGTCCGGTTTGCGCCACTCGCGCACCGGCTGGCCTTTGATGTAGCGCGTCACCATCTTCTCGGCGGTGAGCATGTCGAAATACGACTGATCGCGATCAGTGGGAAAGTGACAGTACCCCGGCCCGGGCTTGGCGTTGGCCAGGCGGCGCATGGTGGTGAGCTTGGCCTCGTCGGTACCGACCAGGAACAGGTCCACCTTGCGGGCGTTCTTGCCCGACTGTTTGCGCTGGGGCTTTTCCACGATCGCGCGCCCCCAACCACCAACCCCTTTGATGGCGAAGAGGCGCCGGCCGGTCTTGCCGCGGGCGTAGTCGTAGGCTGCCTGCGTGTAGCCGCTGGTGCCGCCCGTGTCCAGACACGCGGCGCCCACGGAAAGCATCACCCCTGTTTCGTGCTCGAACTGCTCGGCCAGGACATCATCCAGGTCGTGCCAGACGTCACCGGCAAGCGGATCCCCCCACAAGACGCGATAGTCCACGTTCCAGGACTCTTCGCCTACGCCCCAGGCGACGATCTCGAGCTCCAGGCGATCAATCTGCATGTCGATGCCGGCCGTGATGAACACGCCGCCGGCGGGTACCTGGGCCGGATAGCTTTCGCGCCGGGCCAGTAGCGTCGTGGGGTCCGCCTTCTCACCGGCTTCCTCGTAGGTTTCTGCCAGTGACACGTTGACGAACGACTGCGCGTCCCCCACTGCCACCTTGTCCAGGTACGACTGCACGATATCGCGCAGCCGGCGAAACGTGCTGCACATCTCTGGAAGGTGGAAAGACGCATGCCCGCGGAAGGGCCTGGCCGCCACCCACTTACCGGCGCGAATGGCGGCGATGCGTTCGCCGTCGTCCCAGGCCGTGCCGCAATCCTCGCACGCATAGCGCGCGGTGTCGGGCAGTTGCTCACCCTCGGGGTCATCCTTGCCCTGCCAGACGACGTTTTTCCAGACCAGCACCTGGTGGTGACCGCAGTGGGGGCAGGGTACGTGGTACCGGCGCTGGTCACCGGCGAGATACGCTGGTTCGATACGGCTTTCGCCTTTGGTGGTCGGCGTGGAGGATTCCACGAGCAGGCGCTGGTCGCCGAAGGTTGCCGAGCGCTGCACCAGCAGCTGCACGGGATCCCCTTCGGCGGTGGACTCCATGCCATCGATTTCATCGGCAATGGTCACGGGCGCCGACCGGCCGCGCAGTGTTTTCGGGGATCCGGCCCAGGCCATCATGAGCCAGCCGCCGATGTAGGAAATGATCCGGCTGTTGTTCACGCCCTCCCGGCCGCGTTGCTTGGCCATGACGCTGGTGATCGCGTCGTTGGCGTCCAGCATGGGGCGGACTTTGGTTTCCATCAGCGTCTGCATGTCGCCCTGCGTGGGCTGTACGATGATTTGCGAGCGAGGTTCATGGGCGATGAAGTAGCCCATGAGCGCTTGCTGTATAGTGGTTTTGCCGGTCTGGGCACCGAACATGAGCGTGATGCGGTAGCACCCCGGCTGCTTGGCCACATCCAAAGGCTCTCGCTGGAAAGGGGCGTTGGCGAAGTTGATCGGCCCGGGAATCGCATTGCCGACGGGGATGTGTACGTTGCGCTCGGCCCAGGTCGAGGGTTTCAGATCCGGGGGCGGAATCAGGTTGCGCAGGGCGCGGCCGATCGCGGCCCATACGCCGGCGGTGTTGCCGAAATCAATCGCCAGTGCTGTCATTGCCTACGTCTTCAAATTGCGTTTTGGCCGATTGTTCGAGCGCGGCGGCCAGCTCCTGGCGCAGGGTTTCCTTGAACCGGGTTTCGTTCGTTTCGCCCAGCAGCTGCAGCACGACGCGTTGCGGCACGTTCAGCACGTTGGTGCGAATGGCGGCAAAGACCAAAGCCTGGGCACGCTCGAAATCGGCGATCAGCGCGACCTCGCCCTTAGCCTTGGCCAGCTCGAGTTCTGCTTTTTCCGTCTCGGCTGCGAGCTTGCGCTGCTGCAGCGTTTTCAGCCCATTGCTTTCCGCCGCTGCCGGTGTGGCCTGTTGCGCACGGTCTTTGTCGCGTAGCCACTTGATGACGTGCGCCGTGTTGAATTCCCACGCTTTGCCGCGGCTCCCCCGTTGCTGCACCGGGCAGCGCTCGCGCACATAGCGATCGATCACACCTTCGCTGCAGCCGAGTACGTCCGCAATCCCCGTGCGATTTACGACAAGTCCTTTTCCAGTGTGAGCCATAGTCAAAACCTATTATTCAACCGAAATTGATAAAAACATCCAGTTGTGAAACGCCGCGGGCCGCTTCGCCCCGCAGGGTAGGGGTGCCAGGGAGTACCTTGAATGTTGTAAAAAAGCAACGTTTGCGATTTTTTGCATGTTCATGCCCCAACCCTCCCGATGTTGCGCACCTGCCGCTCGGACATGCCAAACCAATCCGCAACCAGTGCTATGCCCAGGCCTTCGCCCAGCAAGCGACGTATGTTCTGGTCGCGGTAGTGGCGATACACGCTATCGCATGTGGCCGGTGAGAGGATCTCGCCGGGGAAGTGTCGGGACAGCTTGTAGGCATCCGCCCAGCCCAGGATGCGCACCAACTGATGGTCCAGGGGCAGCCGTTTGGGGATGTACAGCACGACTCGCCACGACAGTTTGCCCTCATGGGGGCCGCACTTGACCTTGGGCAGCTGGCCGATCAGGTACAGGGTGCGCTCCACGCCGATGACGTCCGCAATTTCCTGCGCAGATTTCGGCAACCGAGGTTGGCTCATTGGGGCACCCCCAGCAGCCACACCGTTGTGCCGTCGGTGAACACTTTGCCGTGGATGCACAGCAAGCCGAAGGCTTCACGGGCTCGCGTGCTGACGTGCTTGCTATCGAAAAGGGGGCGTGTCAGCTCTCGGAGCAGCACCAAAGCCTCCGACAACGGCAGGCGATCGCCGGTGGCATAAGACGACAGTGCGAACTGCTTGGCCTTCGCTACTTGACGCATCGCCGCCAAGGCCTGCCGGTGCAGATCGGTCAGTGGCCGTAAGGTGCCGTGTTCATCGGTGTACGTCCGGGTTGGGTCAAGCGAAATTTGCAAACTCAGCATGCGCGCCTCGCAACGTGTAATTTTTTACGCATTCGATTTTTTGGCCCGCCGGACTCGTCAATCGTTTTCCGCGCATGTCCCACATCACACACCACATCCTTATAAAGGGATGTGGTGTGGGTGGTTGTGTGGACGCAACCACATGAACCCACATGTGGGGCTATGTGGTAGTTTTTATGCAACACAATCGCACCATGCCGACGTCGCCACATCACACATGTGGGCTGTGTGGAAGGCTGAACGTGTAATTTTTTGCGAGTTCATAGCGTGTCATCCGTTTCGATGCAGCCTGCCTCAATGACGAAATAGCCTTCTTCGGCCATGTCGCGAACGGAACGCGTCACCGAGTCCGACCGGCTGTTTTTGCCTTTCTCCCGGTTTCTGCGCACCACCTCGTCGACCACGGCGGATATTTCGATGCCACTCGTCTGGTCTTGGCGCATCTCGTTGATGACGTCCATGACCAGCTTTTGGACTGGGCCGAGCTTCTTCTTTGGGGTGACGATCTCTTGCGGCACATCAAAGTTCATGGTGCAGCTGGTGATGATGTCGCCATCGTCATCAACGCCCACCGGCACCGTTTCAAGTGTGAAGTTCCAGTGCAGGCCGTCCT